TAGTTGGTTGCGGGGGTAGGATTTGAACCTACGACCTTCAGGTTATGAGCCTGACTCTTTTCCGCAGAACTCTGCCAATTGTTAATCGTGGTTGGTATAGTGGTTGGTATAATTTTTCGCACTTTCTTCTGGTTGGTATAGTGGTTGGTATACTATGGTTTTTTCAAAGTTTTTGCAACTTTTTCTCCAGACCTTCCAACAACATATCCACCAACACCTACTGTTAATAGTGTCCAAAGTTCATCTGGCAGAGGTATCATTAACTTGCTACCAGTGGCCACTTCAATAAGCGGAAAGATTAAATAATTTACACTTACAATCAGTGTAATATTAAACATCAGGATTGGCCTCCAACTACTGGCAATCCAACTTTCAGATTTAGCCTCGGCAAGAATAATCTGGCTTGCTGATGCCTCAATCTGCTTTGTGTTTTCTAATAATGCAAGCCTTACCTTGTTTTCAGCCTCTGCCTTTTTGTCAGGGTCTGGTATGGCCTCTTTGACTATGTCACCTACAATAGGTGCTAGTGCTGATATTAATCCTATCAAAATATTCTCCCTTATATTTTAGACATCTTGCCACTGGCCAGTACGCATCTGTTCAGCTAGTTCATATGCCCTTTGACCTACCTGAGATGCCCACTTTGATTCACCGCCATTTGATCCTGTAATCATTTCTTTTGATGCACCTTCAAAGTCAGAGTTTGACAGGCAACCAATGAATTTCTGAAATGTATTTAATCCTGCAAAACCCAGATTAAAACACATATTGTCGCAAACTGCTTTTCTTACTTCATCTAGGCCATTGTACCAGTCAGTACCGCTTAACTGCTCCTGCACCTTCTTTACATCATTTAATAGCATTAACTCTGCCTCTTCTTCAGTAACCCCTACATCTTCAAGGTTCCTGCCATAAGCAATTGTTAATTTATTTGCACTACAATGATATGGAAAAAGTCTTTTGCCTTCATGACGTTTTAATTGATCTATAAGTTTGCTCATAATTAACCTTTTAAATATTTTGCCCACCAAATTATCAAGGCTAGGCCAATTGTTGCTAATCCAATTCCAACACTACAATTGATTATTAAATCTCTACGTTTGGCCTGTTCTTCTAAGGCTTTTTTGTGTTCTGCTCTCGCTTGAGCAATGGTAGCTTGGAGACGTTCCCATTGACCTGCGGAACCATAAAGAAGGAACATACTGCGTAATTCGTCTTTGAGCCTTTTCTGTTCTTCTTCCTTGAAATGCTGATCTATGGCATCATCCATGATACCGCCAAACAATCTTTTCTTTTTTTTTCTTTCTTTACCAAACCCAAGTTCGGCCTCACCTCTGGCATAATTTTGGATGGCTGTTGTAGCTGATGATAGATCACGACCCATTTCTACGCATTTTTTCAAGGTTTTATGTGCGGACACAATTAGTCCGAATGCACTTACAGGATCTATCATTTATGTAACCTAATTTATTTTGAGAGAACTTTATCTAGTTTATCTTCTAGTCTGTGTAAGGCATCCATTAGCTTTGTAACGTCATCCCTTACATCATCTTTTCTTGCATAATTATATGCAATCTCTTCTCTTGTTTTTGACAATAATATTTGTTGTCTTTTAACTTCTAAAAACATTTTATTAAATGCCCACCCAAACGGGAGTATAATCAGTGTTAATATAGCTGACCATAGGGTAGGTAGATCTATTTCCATATTAACTGCCTATGAGTTTGCATCATCTCTTTGTTTACGATTTTGATACGAGGATTGTGAAAGAACTAAATTTACAAACTCCTCTTGATTAGATGGTATTGCATCTGTAAAGCTCTCATCATTCATTAGCTTCGTAGTCCACTCTTGTTGCATACGTTTCCAACAGTTGTTTATCTTTCCATCTATAGCACCTTGTACCCAAGCATCTAATCCTGCATTGTCTGTATCGTTATACAAATCATTAGATAAAATCTTCTGTTGTAAATCTGTTAATGTTACTGTCTTTGTGTGGTCTGCCATTTTTATCTCCTTTATGATTGAGTTGTTTCACTCTTGGCTAACAGGCTAAAAAGCCTGAAAAAGTAGAACCAGCACTTATATCCATTTGTGCAACTCCGTCATTGGGTAGTTGTACCTCAACAAGTGCTGTATCATTTGCATCCATGTCGGCTAAAGCAGATAGAGGAAAAGTATAATAAACAGCATCTCGGTCAAATACATCTGGGTCTATAGTATAAAAATAATTTCTATTGGATGTTTTTATTCTTACTTCAACATAAGTTGAATCAATATCCACAGCAAGAACAAGTAATTGTACACTAAATTGATACTTGCCTGTTACAGGAGCAGTGAATGTGTTTGAAGCAAAGTCAGCATTTTGGTCATATACTTCTGTTCCAAATGCTATAGTTGTAGTAGCATTTATTGGTATATTAGCTGTGGTTGTTGCATTAGCTAAAAAAGCAGGTTGTAATGGTTTGGTTATAGCACCAGTATCACCATCAACAACCATAACAGCAGAAGGTGTACCATTCATTGCCCTACTTAAAGATAAATAACGACTATCACTATTTGCTCTTTGAAATCCCCACCTTGCATCTGCTCCAAATCTCATAATATCTGTATTTGCACCAGTTGTAATATGCAAAGGTGCTTGTGGACTTGTCTCTAATATACCAACCCTATTATTAGTCTGATCAACATATAATGGAGTGCCTGATCCAAATGCCTCTTTTTGATGCGACATGACTTCCCTGATGGCATTATTCATGTCACTGGGTAATGCTGAATTTTCTGCTAGATTTACATCTCCAACTACTGTGTTGTTGTTTGCAGTAGCATCATATTCGGTGATTTTGTCTTTTGCCATTATGCGTTCTCCAATGCTGTAATTCTAGCTTCTAATGCTGTATTAGATGCTTCAAGAGTTTCTATTCTTGCCATAGCTTCTTGAAGTGCCTTAACTGCTTTCATGTATAATATAGAATATTTAACTGATTTAGTTGATGTTTCACCTTCAACGATTTCTCCATCTTCATTTTCAATCATGTCTGGGTTATCTCTAACAAGACCATTCATTCCTGCTGTTTCTACTTCTTGAGCAATAACACCCAACCTCCAATGTGCATCACTATCGCCAGTAGCTACATCAGATTTCATTTTATATTTACGAACTGTTAATGCTTTTATGTCTTCCCATTGAGATGTAGCATCTGTAATTTGCTCTTTAAGTTTTTCATCAGAAATAGCACCATAAGCATTATCGTGATTAACCACATCACCATCAGAAAATATAATAAGTCTTCCAGTATCAGAACCATCTTCACATTTTAAAAAATAATTTGAGTTATTATCTGTACTCGTATCGCTAAAATCAATAAATATACCAAATGGGTTTGCTGATGAATTTTCTACAAACAAAGCTACGTTAGCACTAACATCACTATGAATCGTATGAGAACCAGTAGCTAATGCTCTATCAGAGTCACTTATGTTAGTAGTCCAATGAGTCACACCATTGATGCCATCAGTGTGCTGTCTTACATTACCATCACCATCTGATAACACAATGTTATTACTTGATGTTCTTATGTCTAAGCCACCTTGATTGCCACTATAGCGACCTATAATAGTATTTTTTGTTCCAGTAGTAATTTCGCTACCTGCACCAAAGCCTACTGCTGTATTAAAAGCATTAGTATTTGTGTTATTTTGACTAGATAAAGCCGAAGTGCCTATTGCAGTTGTACCTCTGCTAGAAACATCAGCACCTAAAGCATTAGTACCTATTGCTACATTGTTATATCCTTCAGTGTGAGCATCTCCTGCAAAAGTTCCAACAAACGTATTAAAAATACCTGTAGTCATTGATAATCCTGCATCAGCACCGACAGCTACATTGTTTCCTGCACCATCATAATTTGCTACTTTCATAGCACGATATCCAATAGCTACATTGTTTTGTCCAGTATCTTCAGTTGTTAGTGCTTCAAATCCTACTGCTACATTGTTATCTCCAGTAGTGATTGCTGTTCCTGCTTCATCTCCAACAAGTGTATTTTTTTCACCACCACTAACTATGGCATCTCCTGCATTTACACCTGCTCTAAAGTTTGATGTTCCTGCTGTATTGGAAACGATATCTCCAGTGACAGTTAGGTCACCAGTAACCGACAAAGCAGTTAGTGCCTGAGAGCCAGTGTCTACGTTCTTCAAATGTGCCATCAACTCTCTAATTGCATTGTTGATGTTTGATGCAGGACAATTCTCAGCAATGTTTATGTCGTTTATATCCGAATTACTGGAAGGAGTTGAACTGTATTGTGTGATATTCGCCTTGGTCATATTATCTCCCTATATTCATTTCTGGGGTTACATTACTGCTCAATAATCCTGATGTTACGTTTCTGGCTGAAGGTACTCCCATGCCATAGATGTAATCTCTTACTGTCGGAACACCAAACCTAGAGTAACCAGTAATTAATCCACCTGTAGTCAATCCTGTCGCTAGTGGGTTTATTCCTGCACCTGCACCGCCTAGATTTAGCAATCCACCTGTTAAAAGCTGTCTTGTTGCAGTACCACTATCTGGCAAGGTTAAATTCAATGCTTGACCATCATTGGCCAAGTCCTGCATTAATGCCTCACCTTTTCTAAAACTTTTTTTGTTTTTTCCTACATCAGCCATTCTTGATGCTTGCATAAGTTGATTTGGTGTAAATGTACCCTGCTTGTTTCCACCTTTTTCAACCGCTTTTCCAACAATGTTCAACATCTTAAATGAAAAATCTAAATCATTAAGTTGTGGTGCATACTTTGGATTGTTTTTAACTAATGTGTCGGTTAGGGCATCAAGAACAGCATTGTATGAATTTGCATAATTCCTTGTAACCTGATCCCCAGAACCCAAATAACCTTTTATCTGCTGACGTAATCCTGACTGTATTTTTTTAAACCCTTCACCAGATAAACTGCCATCAGGACTAAAATTATTATAAACAATATTATCCATATCCTGTAAGAATTGATTGTTTACACTCTTAGGCATTGTGTCTGCCTGCTTTAAAATTACATCATCATAGACAGATTGTAATTCAACTCTGGTTGGAAACTTTAATTTTGGCTTTAATTTTTCATATCCATTACTAATTATATTTTCAGCAGTTTTGTAGAGTTCATTACCAGTAGTTTTGCCTTTTAGTTGTTTTTTTAGATTTACACCATATTTCTCTAATGGCTCTAAAACCTTGCGAAAAGTTGCCTTATTAAAACCTTGAGTTGCCCTTATTTCTGCACCAACTATTGGATCACCTAGAAAAGGTATAGATTTAATTCCCTCTTCTAATTTTCTTATACCTCCACCCACTGACTGACCTATTGTAAGAGGTATTCCCTGTTTAATTAACTCTTTTGCCTTTTCTGTAACTGGCGGTAGTGCTTTGCCTAGGCCAGTTGAAATAGCTGTGCTGACAGCAGTATCTGGTAATCTTTCTACTGGATCACCCTCACTAGCACCAAACCCATAAAGACCGCCCTGTGTAGCAATATTCTTTAAACCTTTTATACCTAAATTTGCAAGCCTAGCTCCTGCACCTATCGCAGATGGTATGTTACCTGCAATTTCAGTAGGATATGCAACTTCTGGAAAATCTTCTCTAAACTCTTTTATATCTTTTCTTACACTTTTTAATATTTCATCGTAGGCAGTATTAAAGTCTTGGCCTTCAGCAAATTTTCCATACAAGGCTCTGGCTAAGGCCTCAAGTTCATCAGCTTGTGCAAAAGTAAGACCTTGTGCAAAAGACCTTCCAGTATCTATTGCGAAATCACCAATAGACCTAGTTCTTTCTGGCTCAGTAGTGTCTACATCTACTGCATCATCTAAATTTTCATACCATTTTTTTTCTGCCATTAGTTTCTTTTCCTTACTTTAAGTTTTACAGAATTGTCAGGTAACTTATAGTACAAGCCAAATTGTGCTTTATTCCAATCTTCTGGTTTTGCTATTGGAATAGGATCTAATTGAGATCCTACTGGTTCATCAAAACCGCCTTGTTTTAATTTATTTAGCAGTGTGTTTTCTAATCTGTATAACTGTTGCAATAACCCTTCTGCACCCATCGCTAGGCCTTGAGTAGAGTTTGGACTTGTAAGCAAATTGTCTAATATTTGGAAGTCACCACCGACCAATGCACCAAGTTCATAAAGATTTTTTATGTCTAGTCGCAATGTTTCTGCCAATGAAGAAACTGCTGTTGCCTCTGCCGATGGTAAATTAATAACTCCAGACAATTGAGTTGTTTTCTCTAAATTTTGTAATTTTCTTGTATATTCATTAAGATTAGCCAACATCTGAGTTAATTTTGGCCTGTTTTCTAGAATTTTTAATTTCTGTGCAGAAGGCTTTTCGCCTACCACAGTTTTGCCAGATTGTTGATCTGGAAAAGGATTAAAGAAACCTGTTAAATTCTGTGCAGGTCTTTGTATCTGCTTTACTGTTCCATCTGCCATATTAATTGTTTCATTTACTGGTTTTGATAAATAACCATGTGCCAATCTATATTTTTGTTTTTCTATATTTGTGGCTGTATTATTTTCCATTTTATCATTTAAAGTAAGTAATGTATTGAATGACTGATTAGTAATACCAGAGCCTTCAAATCCTCCTTGATTTCTGCCATCAACAACTACTTTACCAGTTCTAGGATTTACCAACATACCGCCTTTTGGAACTGCTACAGGCTGATCCATCTTTTGTTGTGCTTGGTTCATAGCAATAAAGTTTTTTAATCCTGCATTGAAAGCATTACCTATGCCCTCACCAAAACTTACTGGTGTTTTAGAATAACCACCTTGCCTTAGTAATTCTGCTGATGCACCTAATAAACCAAATGTGGCAGGATCAAACATACCTGTTCCACCAGTATTTGCACCTAGCAAACTTGTATTATTGTCAGGTGTTTGTAGCCTTGGTTTAGGCATCGTGCCACTTGGATTGATTGTAATTCTTAATGGATTTGTAGATACTGGTTTGCTTGCACCATATGTAACCCTTGGAGTAAAATCCATCCCATCAGGTCGCATACTTGCATCTCTTTGAAATAATAAATCTATAGGTCTAGTCATATTACGAATACCCTAAAAGGCCTCCTCCAATCGCACCTAGCATCGGATTAAATCCTGCCATTCCTGCCAACTGTGATCCACCTAATGCACCACCTAATGCAGACAATCCTCTGTTTCTAAATACTGGCTGTGCTGTATTTGAGCCAACAGTACCGCCACCAACTAATGACAAGTAATTTGCCAATCTTTGATCATCTATGTTTTGCTCGAAATTAAACCTGTCGATGTCTGATTGAAGAGTAGCCATTGCATCAGCTTCTCTTGCTCCACCAACTTTTGCCAATTGTTGTGCATCAAGGTTTTGTATATTTGGAGCCATTCTAAGGGCATCCTGTTGTGCCTTGTAAGCAATAGGTGCTAATCCTGAGGCCAATGCTGATTGATTGGCTCCTGATCCAAGTCTGCCATATTTAGAAAATCTACTTTCAATTGTATCTATTACTGGCTGAAATGCCATACTCATTAATGGATTTGTACCCATAAGATTTTGTTGTACAACATTCTGTGATTGAGCAGTCAAACTGTTAGGGTCTAATGCCCTGTCTCTTACCATATCAAGTGCCATTTCACTTTCTGGAGAAAACCCTACAGTAGTTGGAAATGGATAAAAATCTGGCTCACCTGTTTCATATCTCTGCTTTGCCTCACTCAAACCATATTCTAAAAATGGCTTTGCATATGCAGGAGGCTCGACTTGAGTGTTAACAGTTTGTTGTCCACTTCTTCCGCCTTTGCTCATTTATATTTCCTTCACTAAAGTTATTGATGATGGTTTGTAGCTTTTTAAAACTCTTTCCCATCCTTTTCTGCCATTGATCTCAACACCTTTGCAGTCATATTGTTTTGACCAATTAACAATATCTGGCTCCGCTTCAAGCAATGTATTTAGATTGCCACCTGCAAGCCAAAACCTTAAAACCCTGCGTTTAGGGTAACTTACTATTTCTGTAACTATTACACTGTCATGATATGGCCAGAACTGGGCATCCCCTGCCTGACACATTGCAAAAACATCTTCTGCGGAATGACTATTATGTGCGTACTTTAATGCATCATTTATCCATTTTGTGCATCTTGTAAACTCATCCAAAAATGACGTAGTCAAAGGATCTTGTGGTAGTTGCACTAGCATGATTTAATGTTGCCTGCCCTTTTTGTCTGCCTGTCACATGAATTGTTACAGTTGATGCATCGCTTGTTGTCGGCATAAATAATATGACACTGTCACCGCCAATACGATCATCGCTTAATGTTGTTGTCGTTGCACTGTTTGCCAGTGTAATTGAACCAGTAGAATTGACTTTGCCATCCAGAATATTGTTTACAACATTTGCAACATTTCTTGGATTGTCACCTACTGATGAAAGCCTTCTATAATTACTAACTCTTGTCATCGTCTACCCAGTGGCTGACCTTCAATATCAAACCCTTGTGCAAAATCCCAGAAACCAGATATGTTCATCCTGATCCTGTGAAACCTGCCCTGTGATCTATGTTGTACAAACCCTTCATCAGTCAATGAATTGGCTGTTGAAAATGTTACAGCATCATCCTGCCTGTCTCTTGCACCAACTTGAACAGTAACTGAGCCATTTCTAAAGTATGGCACTGATCTGGTAACCAATGAATGCCTGCCTTTATTAAGAGCAAATTCTGATGTTTCAATTGTTGCACTCAGGGGTTGTCCTGTAAAAGATGTAATCTTTTTATCTACTGAACCACCAAACAAGAATGCCCCACCTTTATAAAGGTTTGAATCTAATGGTGCAGGCAATGAATCAAGATTGCTTGCCAGATTATCCAAGGCCTCTAACGTATATCCTGCTGTAAAAAATGGTGCGATCAAGTCAACACTGACACTCGCTATTGACCATCTTTTAATTGCAT